AGCTCCGCGACTTTCTTAACTATGCGCTAAGGGATTTGTAATGAGCATCTTAAAGTGGGTAAAAGTCCAGAAATACTGCGAGCTTTCGGGCGATACGCTAGAAGGTGTCCGCGCTAAAAGGCGCAAGCGGATCTGGACTGAAGGCGTACACTGGTCACGGCCAGCCGATGGCGTCTTTTATATCAATATCGAAGAGGTCGAAAAATGGGTCGAGAACCAATCCCAACGCCTAGCGGCATAAAGATCAAGCCAAGCGCGGCCGGTGATCGTATCCAGATTTTTTTCATGTTTGATGGTGTCGAGTGCCGCGAGCTGCTGCCGCCGGGTAAGGTCAACAAGACCTACATTGATTACGCTGTCGGCCTTCGCGCTGAGATCAAGCGCAAGATCGCCGACGGGGTATTTGTTTATGCCCAATACTTTCCGAAGTCGCGCAGGGCTAAGGTCGCGGCACCCGCGGTTAAGCTGCTGACTGTTGGAGATTTGCTCAGAAAACAGCTTGCGCTGTACTCCAAGCAAGGCGAAAACGGCACCCTTGAGGCCTCTACCCTGCTCGGTTATTCCAAGGCGATCAAGAATAATCTCTTGCCTAAATTTGACACATTGACCCTTTCAGAGCTCACCCCGTCGCTCTTGCGCGAGTGGGTGGCTGGGCTTGGCGTGACTGCAAAGACCGCTAGAAATCGGCTTACACCGTTGCGCTCGATGCTTGATGACGCAGTGAATGACGAGTTAATTGAGTCGAACCCGCTCGATCGGATTGCCCTTAAAAAGCTGCTTAAACAGACGAGCTCGAAATCGTCGTATGAGGTTGACCCGCTCGATCACTTGGAGGTCGAGGCGCTGCTAAAGGCCTGCCGAGCAGACGAAAAAGCGATGATTCAGTTTTGGATTGCTACCGGCCTTCGTCCAGGTGAGCTGATCGCCCTGCCTTGGACAAGCGTGGATTTTGTACATAGCACCGTCAGGATTGAGGCAAATGAGGTGACGGGTATGCAAAATGGGAAAGTGACAAGGGTATCAAAGGCTCCCAAGACCGCCGCGGGAATCCGTGATGTTGACTTGAGCGTCGAGGCGCTTTCGGCACTAAACGCACAAAAGGCTGTTTCGTTTTTAGCGGGTGGCAAGGTCTGGATGAATCCGCGCACTGGTGAGCCGTGGGGATCGGACGCGCAGATCAGGCGCACGCTTTGGGAGCCGCTTTGCAAGAGAGCCGGGGTGCGATACCGAAACCCTTATCAGATGCGCCATACCTACGCATCCACCCTATTGACCGCCGGATCGAATCCGTTTTGGGTGGCAAGCCAGCTCGGTCACGTTGACGTCGAGATGGTCTTCAAGGTGTACGGGCGCTTTATACCGAAAAACTATTCTCGCCTGCAAGAAATCGACGCAAAATCGACGAAATCGACACAAACTGGCTGAAGACCCGCATGGATACTAGAGTCGAATGGGGGTTCAATTCCCCCCGGCTCCACCATTACAAACCGCCTTAGACCGCCGTAGCCCCTTGAGGTTACGGCGGTTTTTTCTTTGAAACGCTGAGAACGGGACAATCCGGTCTAGAAAATCGACGCAAAATCGACGAAAAATCGACGAAGTTTTTTAGCCCTTTGTGCGATGCAATAACTACTTAGGCCAAGCCCGTTGCAGCATTAAGGCGTCGTTAGCGTGTTGGTCAGCCTTTTGCGCCAGCTTTGAATATCGATCAGCGCACTCTGCGAGTAAAGCGTTGGCGGTTTTGGCAAACTTACGGATGGCGTCAGCGGAGGCGCTGGACAGTCGATTATTGAGGGTGGTGAGCTCGTCGCGCAGCCCATCAAGTTGATCACGAGCAGCATCAGCGGCAGCAGTAGCAGCAATTTGATGGCGTTTAAATTCATTTTGTGCCTCTTGCAGTTGGTTTTGTAGGTCAAGCTCGCGCTTTCGTGCCGCTTGTGTGGCAACCAATGCGCGCTGCGTATAGTCGTTTTGAGCCTCTGAATAGCCAAGGCCGCGCTCGTGTCGGCCGTAGCCCCACAGAGCAGCCAGCGCGACTAGGACAACCAAAGCGATCTGAACGTATTTATTCGACAGCAGCATCAAGACTGGCATTTTGCGTATTCCTCTTGGCGTCTGCGAGTCAGCCCCGGCACTTTGGTCGTGCCAACGTGGTCGAATAAAAGGATTTTCTTGCAGGCCGCGTCATAGTCCAATTTGTTTAAAACTGGCGCGATGTACCGACAAAATGAACCGATGCCGAGGTTATAGGTAAAACTCAGGTAAGCGTCGTATTCGCCCTGGCTGATCGGCGCGGTAATGCAAGCGACCATGCCGCGCGCGTGCGCCTCGGCTGACTCATTGAGATTGATGAGAGCCCTGACTGGATCAGTGCGCTGCCCTTCTTTGACCCCACTAGTCTCGCCAAAGCCGATGGTCAAAACGCCACCAAGGTCTTTGTAGGTCTGGCCAACATAACCCTCGTGCTGCGCGATGCCGATAAGCGCTGCCGCTGAGATTGCAATACTGCCGGCCGCCACTCTAATCTTTGTACCCATTTAAACCTCCTGTTGCCAGACTAAACGCGAGACAATCACGCCGACGGTAGACACGCCAGTCAGCGCTGCGAACAGGTGCTTAGGCAAATCGTCAACGTAAATTGGCACAATTACTTGCATCAGCGCAAAGATGGTTGCCAGCACGCCAAACTTAATTGACCATGCCTTAGTCAGAATCTCGCGCCAGTTTGGATATAGCCTCATAACTCACCCTTTACTTTTGCAGCCTCGCCAAATGCAACCAGGCACCCGATCCCGTCAACAATCTGAACAAGCGACCAAGTGCCGGTTTCCCGATTGCCGTAGAAAATGTATTCAGACTTCTCGACGGGGCTTGGTGATGCCCAGACGGGGATCTCTTTAAATTTCTCAAGATCCGCTGCGACGTTTTCTTTCTTGCCACATAAAACAGGCTTATTGATGGTTTGTGCTTCACTAATAGCGCAAAAAAATAAACCTAGAAGTAAAACAATGTTCAACATTTTTTAACCTTTGGGTTATTTATCTTCTTTGCCATCGACTCGGCGATGTAACTCAGCAAATGCCTCTTTTGAATCACGAGCCATTTGGTTAATTGCATCGAGTAGTTTGTCGACTGTCTTTTCTAGCTTTTCGATTGACCTTGCTAGCTCGCTCTGGGTGACGTAGCTTTGCGCGACGTGCAACTTGTGATCTGCAAGCTCTTTTTTCAAAGCTGTTATCTCAACGCCCTGACTGGAGATCAGCGCGTCGATGCTCTTTTCTGATCGAGTGAGCGACCAGCGCAAGGTGCCGATAATCAGCGACATTACAAAAATACCGATTGATACGATCCATGCTTCCATGCTTGCCTCCAAAAATTAAATCGCCAGCATTTCTGGCACGACGGTATTTCTAGCCACTTGGCCGTACTTGCTGTGATAGGTGATCGCTGATACCTGTCGCTCACTGATCCAGCCGCCACGGGCTGCATAGGCGTCTCTAGCCGCCAAAGTTGGGTGTTGAATCACGGTCATTCCGCTGTGTTCTTTTTCTTCAGTATGGTGACGGTGGCCGGTGTGGCAATATCGTTTTGTGGTCGCGCCCCAAACCTTTGGGAATTGCGCAGCAAATAGCAAGGGCAGCTGATCATTCTTGCTTAGGTGTCCGTGATGGAAGGCGAGCATGGTTTCGCCGTGCGCGTGCAAGTAGTAAGGCAGCTCGCTGTCAATGACGGTCACGCGGGGCTCGTTTTCGTACAAGGCTCTGAATAACGTGCGCAGCCAGATCGAGCTAACCAGATCGTGGTTGCCTTCAGCCATCAAAACAATGACCTTTTCGTGATGCGCGAGCGAGAAATCTACAAGCCTTCGCAAGATGCGTACACTTGCCTGGACAATCTTAGAGAAACGCCCGTCTGCATCGAGCTGGTGGTGATTGGTTGGTGTTACTGCCGCCATGCCATCGAAGTGCAGCCAATCGCCCAGTTGGCACACAAAGCCCGTACCGGCCGGAGGTGAGGCCTTGACCATTTGCTCAAAGCAGCCGGTAAGAATCTGCTCTGCAATTTTTAAATCCCAGTCAGCACCACCTTCTCGGTGCCACGCGAGCATACCGACGTGCGTGTCGGTTAGGACGTATAAGTTACATAAAGCCTCGTTATGTACCATTTGTGATACAGATGGCGCGACTCTAGGCAATTCCTCAGCCATCGCTGCGAAGGTCTCTTTAATGATCTGCGCGCGCCGCTCATCGTCAGCTGATGACTTAACCCACTGGCCTCTCGTTTTCCCGTCTTTATCGTAATAAGTCGAGACCCCGCGAACCCTAAACCCATCAGGTACGATTTTGTTCATATCGTGTGCAGGCGAGTAACCCTGCAGCGCCGCGTTACGCTTGATGATCGCCATTGACTGCTGAATGGCTGTCTTGGATACGCCAAGCGCTTTAGCTGCAGCCTCATGCGATCCGTACTTGTTAACCGCATCGAGGCGCTCAGCCTGTTGCTCGTTGCCGAACTCTTTAAGTTTCACATCGAGCATCACAGTTTCTTTCTCCAGTAGATCGTGCCTTCACCCGCATATTTATGCGAGGGTATGTACATTCGGAAACCACAGGAAATGAGATTATTGGTACTGGCGGGGTTGTTGTAAGTGTCAGAGGTTGCCCAATTCCACCCCTCGCGTTTTGCATAACGCACGCGAACCGCAATTAACTTTTTTTGCAAACCATTGCCGCGAAACTTACGAAGCACCCCAGCGCGACAGAGGTACCCGGCATTACTCCACCGCGACGATCTTTTTATTGAGCAGAATCCGGCAGGGTTTCCGTCAGAGTAAGCAATCCACCACGCGCCGACGGAAACATCGATTGGCAAATCACCGGGAAGCGCCTCGATTTGCAACCAAGCAAGCAGAGCTGCGACATTTTCTTTTGTCGCGTCGACCCGCTTGATTTGCAGCATGGCAATCCCATAAAAAAACCGCCCGAAGGCGGCCTGTTTAGTTTGTCTAAATTACTCGGCTTGTTCGACTACCCAAGGCAAAGGCGCAGGTTGTGGCGTAGGGATTTTTTGCGCGTCGATCTGGGCTTGCACTTCCTTCTCCCAAGATGCGATCCGTGCAGCGCCAGCAGCGTCTTTTGTCCACTGGATAGCCTGAGCCTCAGTGACTTGATCAAAAGGCGTGTGATTCAGAGGATCGCCATCGAGCAAATTGAGCGAGTAGCTGACCTGACCCGTCAAACCGTCTTGCGTATCACTAATTGTGAAATTAGTCATCGTGACCATTGTCGGCACAGATTCGTTAGTCACCATTAAAGAGTTAATTGTCCACTTCATTTTTGCACCTCAGCGTGAGTAATAACGGCAGCGTCTGCTTGCTGTTTGATCTTCATTAAAAGCGGGTAAGTGTTGCTTTTGTTTGGCTGCTCACCAAGCAATTGCAATACATAGTTGATTTCTTCAATTGTCAATTTGAAAGGTAAGTCCATTATTATCCTACAAGTAAACGGCGGGAAGTACCGGCCGCGTCAGTGATGGTAATAAAACCAGTTGGGGAAAGAACACCTGCCGTATATGTGCCAAATTGCAGCGTGCCTGTGCCCTTTGGTGTCAACTTTAAGTTGATGTTTGCGTCTGAGCCTTGGGCTGAGAGTTCGGGTGCGCCTGTGGTGACTGCGGGGGCTAACTGTAAAAAATTAACGCTAGATGCAACGCTTGGAATAACTGCGTTAATTCTTGAAAAGTTGCCACTCCAAAAAACGTAGCCGCCTGTTCCTTTTGTGGTCAATGCTGCGCCAACGTTTGCGTCACTACCTTTCATCACCATTGCAGGTGTGCTATTGGTAACAGAACCGCCAAAAGAAAAATAATTTACTGCTGTGCCTACGCTATCGTTGATCTGTACTTGCAACCCGCTGCCGTTGCTCAGGTTTATGTTGCCAGTACCTTTAGCGGTCAAACCCAAGTTAATATTCGCATCACTACCCTGCGCAGAAATAGTCGGTGCTGCGCCTGTAGCTGCGCCTACAATCCGTGCAAAGTTGACTGACGTAGTTGTGCCGCCAATGTCAGTTTGACCGTTCATTGTTGTCGTGCTTGTACCCGCAACAGCACCGACTGTAATGTTTGTAGTCGAGCCGCTTAGACCGCCTGTGCCTACGTTGACGGTTTTGGTTAAGCCTGTGGTGGTTGCGCCTGAACCGATGTTCGTGGTGCTTGCTAAAGGTGATGTGCCAAAACTATTTCCGCTGTTTGAAAAAGTGTTACCGCCTGTAAAAGTTTGGGTAGTGCTTATTCCAGCTAATGTAGTATCACCGTTGGGGAAAGTAAATGTGCGAGTTACGCCCGTAGACAACCCACTCAACTGAAACTGCGCTTGCTTGGTCGGGTCTACGTTGTCTTGCAGCGTGAACACGTTGTCTGCGACTGTGATGCTGGTGTCGCTGACTGAGCCGCCTGTAATCGCTACAGCGTCAGCATTCTGAGCCGACATATTGCCAGTGGTCGCAGCAGCCACAGCTGCCGCATTGCTCGCAGCAGATGCCGCCGAGGTCGCAGCGTTAGTTGCTTGAGTGGTCGCAATGCCAGCCTGTGTCGAAGCCGTAGCAGCCGAGGTCGAAGCATTTGTCGCAGAGGTCGCCGCGGCATTTTGCGAGGCTAAAGCTGCTGTTGCGGAGTCGCGCGAGGCGATACGATCTAAGCCCGTCTGTACGCGATCGGCTGCAGTCGCTGTTGCTGATGTAGCCGCCGCTGTAGCCGAGCTGGCCGAGGCTGTTTCAGACGCTGCTGCTGTATTTTTAGAGGCTAGAGCTGCAGCGGCAGACGCGGCCGACTGTGTTGCCGATCCGGCTGCAGCGTTTTGAGAAACCAAAGCGGCCGCGGCAGAGGTAGACGAATTGGTCGCGCTTGTTGCAGCTGCATTTTTTGACGCCAAGGCATCGCTTGCGCTGGTAGCGGCCGAGGCTGAATTGGTCGCCACTGTCGCAAGCGAGCTAGCAGCTGAGGCGGCAGACGCCGCCGCATTAGTAGCAGACGTTGCCGATTGCGTGGCACTCGCCGACGAGGCTGCAGCTGCCGTTTGCGCCGCAAGTTTTGCAACTGTAGCCTGGTCAAGTGTCGGTGCTGTACCAAGCCCGAGGATCGCGTGCAGATTGCAAGCAGAGGTCGGCACAGTACACGAGCCGAGATCCAACGTGCCACCAGCCGGGTCAGACAGCAAGACCCGATATTGCGTGCCGACTGAACCAAGCGAATTTGGCCAGAGATTAGCAACGGCCACGCCTGAAGCATTAGCTGTAGCTGTGATCTCTTTTGGCACGATCAAGCCATTTTCTGTATCGGCCGCGCTTAAAAGAAACCTAAATTTCCCGCCAGCAATTAAAGACCCGTCTGGTCTAGCAGCAGTGCAAGTGACCGCGACTGTGGTGATCGGCATTATTTATCCAATAAAAAACCGCCCGAAGGCGGCTTAGTTGCGTAATGATTTCTTAGGTGACTTCTTGCCAAGAGAGTGTCGGCTCGTTCCAGATGTAATTGCCCTCTGGCTTTGGCGTTGGCGCTTGCCACAGACAAGAATCCTCATTGAGTACCCAGCTTGGATAATCTTTGGGCGGGATATAGGCATCACGATTTAAGTCGAGCGTGTAACCGATACCAGCAAAATTCTTGCGAAAGGCTTTAGACTGATCTGCTGATGGCTGACCGTCTTGTGCGTAATGCACGCCGCCGCGAGTGTTGTAGCTTGTCTGATAAAACGCTGATGGCGTGCCGAAAAGTCCGGTGTCGATTACGTCTTGCTCGATGACTATGACGCGATCGACCTTACCGACACCCTCGATGATGCTTGGTACATAGGCAAAGTGACTCATGCTGTGTAGGTTCCTGAGCTGTTCCACTTAACGACGGTAAAGAGTCCGTCGACTGTTACTACCGTTGTTCCAGTGATTAGGCCTGTGTATAGGAAGGTCAAGATTCGCATAATGTTGGTGCCTGAACCGCCAGCCGCGCCCTGGGCTCCGCCGCCGCCACCCGTATTGGCTGCACCCGCACTTCCATAGGTACCGCCGCCGCCTAATCCTCCGGCTGCAAACCTTAAACTACCACCTCCGCCTCCGCCACCACCCCAATAAGTGGTGGATCCTGTGATGGTGCTTGCTAAACCATTCCCGCCAAAACCGCCGTAGTCAGGGAATACTGCATTGCCTCCAACTTGACCTGCGCCACCGCCACCCGCGCCTGCATATTCAGTTGAGTAACCGCCCTGATAGCCTTGTGGTGGATGCTTTGCACCGCCAGGATACCCCTGTTGATTAGCACCGATACCACAATTCCCGCCAATGCTAAATAGTGCTGACCCAAAGCTGCTGTAATTTCCTGCCGCGCCGACTGTAATGGCATAAGTCGTACCGCTGGCTAGAGTGAAGTCAGTTTCAATTACTCCACCACCACCGCCACCGCCACCATACCCCGTATAAAAATAGTTTCCGCCAGCGCCGCCTGCGACGCTTAATATTCTTACAGGTATCGGCTGCGAATAACCGCTCTTCGATTGCTGAAGTGCTGGCAAACTTAGAATGCCGGACTGAGGGGTTCTATACGCCCCGATTTGACCCGAGTTAATGCACCTCATTACGAGATGTCCTCGTAAGACGCAACCGCCTCAATCTTGCTTGCAGCCGATGCGGTCAAGCGAAGCGAATCGCCCTCTTCGAGATAGATCGACTTACCAAGTACGTCGAGCGTTGACTTAGCGGGGATTGAAACCGTGGCGATAAAACGATACGCGACAGACGAGCGAAACAGATCGACGGTTAGATCGTAAGCTGTAGTCGCGTCGATGTTGCCAGCTAGCAAAGCGTTGACTTTGAGAACCTTGCCACTTGCTGCTGCGTTGGTAATAATTGCTGTAGCGCTTGTACCGACTAGCTGCGCGGCAGTCTTGCCGGTAATGCTTGAGACGTTAACGATATTAGGGCTTGCCATTTTTTAACCTCCGAAAATCATTGATAGGGCTGCTGCTTTGCCGGTTGAAACGCCGGGCTGAATCCATTTAGTAGAAACACCCGGCACTTCAGCGGTCACGTCTGAGACGCTTGCTGTAAGCAGCCAGACTTTGCCGGAATAGGAAACGGAAGCGGGGATTGCCAGAGCGCCTGAAAGCGTTGACCACTCACCCTTAAAGTTTGCCGAGCCGGTTGCTGCGAGTGCTGAACTAGCGGCACTTGAGGCGTTTGCAGCCGCGCTGGTGGCGTCTGCATCGACTGCTGACTCTAGCGCATTGGCTTCAGTTACAAAGCCAGCCAAAGACGCCACAAGCGCAAAGGCGCGAGTGTTAAAAGTTGATGTGTCGTCCGTGGGCAGTGGTGCCGTTGGAAGCGTTGTCATTGTCATGTAAGTCCTTCGATCTCAAGTGAGCAGTCTGATCGCGTTGGGTAAGAAATCAGAATGTCGAAACTTTTGTAAAAGCCAAAAATTGTGGTTGATTCATATTCGCTTGTTCCGATCCATAGCACGTTAGTTGCGCGGATCTCAGACAGGAATGTTTGCAGCTGATCGGTCTCGTACTTTTCGATAATCAGGTCAAAGTTTGCGCGTTTAGCAAATGCGCGCTCGACAATAATTGTGTCGCCAAAGTCGTTTTTTTCTTTGCGCGAGTAATCCTGAATCCCGACGCGCGCGCCGTATTGCACGCCAACACCAAAGGCGCGCTGCTGGCCGAGCATCACAACGCCCACGGCAAGCGCTGAGCCGCCGTTGATCGTGATTGTGATAACGCCATCGACGTATGAGGGAAGATCGAGATTGACCGATTGCGTGGGTGTAATTTTGGTGCCGTAGAACCAAGCCCACCATGCCGAGTACAAAGGCATCGCTGCTAAGTTTACCGTCTTTGAGAACACGGCACCGCCACCTAGCACGCTAGTCATTGAAATGACAACCGAGGTTGCATTGGTCAGATTAAGCACGGCCAGCGCGTTTACAGCTTGGTTAGGCGTGAGCGTGTAGCTGATGCTCGTTGCGCGCTTGGTCTGCGTGGTGACGGAGGTATCAAGGCAAGCCCAGCGATTTGTTGGGCTGACTTCGATCCACCACAAAGGCTGAGTCAGCGGGTCTTTGTTTAGGTTCGATGCTTGCAGCGACTCGTAAATCTTATGAGTGGCCACGATAATGACGCGAGAACCAAGCGCGTAAGTTGTGGCGCTTGACCATGCAGAATAGTCTGCTTCTGTCACCGTCGACGAGGTAAGCATCGCATCGGTGATCTCGATCGGATTAACTACAACTAAGGCGCTCATACTTCAAGCCTCGTATCTGGAAGTCCGTTTGTTTCCCAACGCTCAAGCACCTTAGCCGTGCGAATTTGAATTTGGGCATTAGACCTAGACTGCGCCTGAATGTCGGTTCTGAGGCCTTGGATTTCAGCCGCAAGACTACCGCCGCCGAGAATCTCTGCAGTCTGGCCTGCCGTGTAGACTTGACCAGGGCGATTGAAGTTAATCAATTCTGCACCTTGCTCGCCGACCATCGCTAGGCCGCCGGGATAATAGCCGCCAGTCGCAAAGCCACGAGCCTCTGGGCTGTTTTGGATTCCCTCGCGGATCTGGTCGATGGATAAGCCTGAGCCATTCCAAGCATTCAAGCCGCCAGCCTCAGCGTTGCGGCCGAGGATCTCTTGATAGAGCGAGTTGATCTGGCCGGTGCGGCTGTTGTCTGCGCCACCACCGCCGCCACCACCACCGCCGCCGCTAGCTGCGGCTGCGGCCTGCATTTTGCTTGCTTCAATTGCAGCGCCGAGCGAGGCCATTGCCCCGGCCACGGTCATTACTGAGCCATTTACGTTTCGCAGCTCGTTGATTTGAGTCTGTGCATAAATCAGCTGCTCTTCGTAATAAGCGTTAGTCGCGGCCGCCTGAGCATTGAGATCGTCAATTGTTTTTATTGCGACCTCAAGCTGCAATTCTGCTGTTGTTTTCTGCTCTTGAGCCACTCCCTTTAAGTCAGAGAGCTGCGCCGCAAGCTGCATCTGTGCGAGTTTCTGCTGGTAGGCCGTGGCGTAATTTGTC